AGTTCAACTGTTTGGTTTACTTCATCATTAGCATTTGTTCTGTTAGCTGTGTCAGATGTTAATGTTACAGTTGCAGTGACTTGACTTGTTGTTGTGTTTCCTAATATCAAACCCAGTATTATAGTTGTTGTACTACTAGCCACTGTATAAATTACATCTGCACTAGTTACTCCTGCTTTGCTTGATAATTTAAAAGTATTTGCCATGTTATCATCCTAACGCTATTGCTAAAGCTGTTGCCTCATTCGCTGCATCTGTAGCACTTGTTGCACCTATATCTGATAGCACCTCTGATGCACTTCTGCTCTCTAAACCATTTGCAGTAAATCTTGCAAACTCATCATCTGCCACACTTGCACTATCTATCTTTACTGCATTTGTATTTGATATGCCAAATGTTAATGAGGCTTGACCACCAATATCACTTAATACTTCAGATGCACTTCTACCTTCTATTGACGTACCATCTACACGCAAGAAATCGTTATCAGCTACACCTGATGTAAAAACTGGTACATTTGTATTTGATATACCAGTGTCTGCAACTGCGGCTGTGCCTAATCCTAATGTTGTTCTTTGAGCAGCGGCATCTGCATCATCAAGCAATGCCTTACCAGCAGAAGTTAAATCGAAAGTACCAGCAGTGCCAGATCCAGTAAACTGTATGCCTTTATCTGCGGCTGATGTTAAACCAGCTAGTGCTTGTAACTCTGCATCTAATCTTGCATTTGCTACAGTTCCAGATAACTGAGAAGCATCAATAGTTTTGTTTGTTAAGGTTTGTGTGCCTGTATCAGAAACAAGAGTTGCATTAGAGTTTCCTATTGTACTACCACCAGGCAATGTCAAAGTATTTGATGCTGCTTGACTATGAGGTTGAGCAGTTAAGGTTTGAGCATGAGCATTACCAGACTCACAATAAAATTTTAACTGAGAAGGTGAACCACTGTTTGTTTTAAAGTCTATTACCCCACCTTCAACCGTAAGATCGTCACCTACAGATAGATCCGCACCAACTGATGCGTTACCACTTGCATCTAAAAACACTGACTTAGAAGCTGGTATTGTGCAGAATATAGTTTTTGTACCAGCACTAAAGTTAACTGCATTATCACTATTAGAACTACTTATAATTGTGCTTCTAGCTATAGTGCTTGAGTCACCACTTAGTGTTCCTAACCCCACCTCAAACTCTGATGTGCCAGGAAGTGTAACTGCATAGTATGTAGTGTTACTGTTTCCAACACCAGCAGCAAAAGTTTCAAATCCAGTAACTGCACCACCTAATGTAAGTGTGCCTGTACCAGTTGTAGTTGTAGTTTCTTTTACTCTATCGTTTAATACTAAAGCCATTACTTCAACTCTATTGTTAAGTTACCTGCATTAATTCTAAATATGTCACCACTTGCTATAGTCTTACTAGCATCTAACGCACCTATAAATAATACGTTACCACCAGAGCCTACGACATCTAATGAGTTGCTTACATGAGTCGCTACAAAAACATGAGTAATTGTGTTGTTAGTGCCTCCAGATGCTGGAAACTCAATATTAGATGCGTTTGTACAACTTTGTGTATTCGCAGATTCTGTTGTCAAAGTCCATGCAGAGGCTGCAACTTGTTGCCTTGCATAGTTAGTAAAGGTCGCTTCTGTTATTGTAGGATCTCCAGATTCACCAGTTGAATCATTAAAGTTCGATACTGCTGTGGCTAATCCAACAAAGATATTATCTCCAGGTGAACTAAATGATGCTGCGTTGTTTTTGAAAATTAAACTTAAAAGTCTATTCTCTAAAAATGTGGTTGCTGCATTTGCTGTTGCCATTTTATACTCCTATGTTCTTCGTGCTCTTGGTAGCCCTTGTCTGTAGGCATCTTCGTTTTCTCTTGCTTCACCATAATCTTTTAATCTAGTTAACTGATCCATAAACCTTTTCTCATATTGTTGTATTAAATCAGGCTCCCCTTTCATAAATATATAAGCATCTACCAATGATCCAAACAATAATGCAAACGGGGCATTGGTACTTAACCATGTTGTACCACTATCTGAACCTGCTGTTAAGCTAGTAGGTCTGTAATAATAATGTAGCTCTATTGTATAATTACTGTTAGGGGTTGGTGCCACTATGAAGTTATTTGCATCAAACTGTGCATAGAATCTTGGCGCTCCAGTAGATGCTGAACCATTAAAAGCCTCTTGTAAAAAATTAACATCTTTTTGTAATAAAAAATCTTCACTACCTGCAGTTGTGATTTGAAATGAGAAAGATGCTAAGTAATCTGTTGGTATAGTTACAAACTTATCGTTTGTTGATAGCGCTGATGTAACATTCTTTCTAAATATTTCTAGATCAACATTCTTAAATATTCTTTCTTCTGCTGCTTTTATAAAGTCAGAGAGGTGATTAACAAAAGTTGTTTCACTGTTATCTGTGTAATCTTGTATTGCAGTTTTTAATTGTGCAAATGTAAAACTCATGATGTTATACTGACAGGACCTGCAGTTGCAAAGTCTCCGCCTCCCTTTATGTTACCTGTGGTTGATGATTCAGCAACAGTGAATGTATATGTATCAGATGTTACAACTGTAATACTGTAACCGCTAGAAAGTTCAAGTGCACTTTTTGAAAGACCATCGAATCCTGTGCATGTTCTAAACCTTACTGTGTCTGATGTTGACCTTCCGTGGGCGACCTCAGTTACTGTTACCACTG